TATGGAAATTATTGGGCTAAAGATTATGATTCATCAACAAATGAGTACACTTCTGCAGGACTCCCAAATCAAGTAGGTAGAGGGCTTTATCAAAGGTATTGGCAGCCTATGATTGGTGGACTATTGTCAAAACCAAAACTTAGGGTTTGCTATATGGACTTAAAAATTACAGATATAATTGAGCTTGACTTTAGAAAAATGATTTATATTGACGGTGTTTATTATAGGCTTATTAGAGTTGTAGATTATCAGCCTCACTTGAATGTTCCAACAAAAGTAGAGTTGCATCAATGGAGTCCAAGCGAAGGTACTGGACTACCTACAGAAGGAGTATGGATAGATAACACAGGAAGCGGTGGAGTGTTTAATGGTGGGTCAAACGACCCTGTTCCTGATGACCCTACACAACACGGATAATATAGAGGAGATTTTGATTAAAGATATAAAATAATAGATATGGCAGGAAGAAGAAATATAACAGGAAGGAGTGTAGGAGTTAAAGGGCAAAAATTAAATATAGGATTAAATGCTGTATCTACTTTTGATTTGGTAACCTCTGCTCCAATGCGGTTTTCAGAAAAACTAAGAATGCATTTTACTAGCAGCCAAAGTTCTTCAAATGATTATCTTTCTCACACCTCGCATATTTCTCAATTTAGTCAAAATTCAAACGCAATCTTAGTAGATGGCAATAGTTATGATAATAAATTCATAGCCAAGAATGCTCAGTTTATTGCACCAAAAGAAGGGTATGTTAAAAGCATTCAAGGGTACATAGTGGCGTCAGGCTCATCAGGTTGTGAGGTAGAAAATATAACTATTAGTGCTTGGAGAAAAACAGCAACTGTTGGCGGAACAGCTACAACTCCTATGAATTTGATATTTTCACAAACCTTTACTTTTAACACTCCTTCTAACCAATATGTTTTAGCTATAGACTCTAGCTCTGGCACTTACAATAAGATAACAATGAACGAAAAAGAAGGTGTTATATTTTCTATAAAAAGAGGTGCGGAGGATGAAGCTTGCGGAACTTACACAGCTAGTCTTACAATGGTTTTTGAAACTACAAATAATCAAGCGACAACAGGAGAGTTTATGCTTCCATCTTTATCGCAATCTGACAATAGGATTGATGAAACATTATGCAGTCCTGACCCTGCGTTTATACAGCCTGATACAGGCGTTAAAGTAATTTCTGAATAATGGCAGATTATCCTCTCATAGAAAAATCATTAAGAAAGGCAGGGCGTACTTATATGGACTTGCTAAAAGCAGAGCTTGAATTTCAAAAGCACAACGCTTCAGGCAGGTTAAGAGATGGTTTTTATATTAGCGTTCACGAAAGAGGAGGGAGTTTGGTAATGAGTGTGATGAACAACGCAAAATATATGTGGTTGGTAAATGATGGAAATACTAATGGGGTAGATGCTGATTATGATGATATTAAAGAATGGGCGATAAGCAAAGGGTTTAATTTTGACAATGAGAAACACGAAAAAAAATCTGTCTCTAAAATAGTTAGTGAGTTAAAAACTAAATATTTTACTCCTATGGGAGATAGAGTAGCTCCAAGAAGGTATTTCTTTATAGATGTGGCTTTTGATTCTGCAGAAAGAATGGGATTAAATGAAGCTATTAAGGAGGATATTAGAAAGCAAATAGATGCGGCAATAGGGGAAGCAGGGAAAAGCAAGGAAATAAAAATAAAACTAGGTTAAAAAGATATGAAAAATACTAAGGTAGCAATAGAGGTAGAAATTACCAACATCAAAAAGATTGCAGAGTTAAAGCAAGAGTTAAAAGAACTAAGAAAACAACAGAGGGATTCTGAAAAAGGAGCTAGAGAAGGGGAAAAAATATCAAAAACCTCTGCAAAGGGATATAAAGATAATGCAAAAGCTATTAAAGAAAAGTCTAAGGAATTAAGAACCTTAAACAAAAATATGGGAGCAACTACTGCTGCCACCAAAAAAGCAACTAAATCTAGCAACTCTTTGTCTAAATCTTTCGTTAAAGCTGCGGCTGCTATGGGAATTATAGTAGGAGCATTTAGGACTATAAGTAGAGCTGTGAGCTCTGTTGTGTCTACCTTTACCGAGTTTGAATTTGTAATGGCTAAAGTAAATGCAGTTTCAGGTGCAACTCAAAGTGAGTTTACGGAATTAACAGCCTCTGCTGAGGAACTAGGGCGTTCAACATTCTTTACAGCTACTCAGGTAGGAGAGCTTCAGTTAGCATATTCAAAATTAGGGTTTACAGCTCAAGAGGTTTTAGACGCTACAGAAGCTACGCTTAATTTAGCAACAGCCACAGGAACCGACCTAGCTAGAGCTGCACAAGTTGCAGGAGCTTCTATTAGGGGTTTTCAGTTAGATGCTACAGAGGCAGGAAGGGTGGTAGATGTTATGGCAGTAGCGTTTTCTAGCTCCGCCTTAGATATTGAAAAATGGAACACAAGTATGACTAAGGTTGCTCCTATTGCTGCGATGGCAGGATTTACTATAGAGGAGACTGCAGCGATAATGGGTAAACTTTCCGATACAGGTATTGAAGCTTCTATTGCAGGTACATCTTTAAGAAATATATTCTTAAAAATGCAAGACCCTTCATCAGATTTAACAAAAACTGTAGGGCATACCATAACGAATTTAGATGAAATGTTAATGTCTTTCAAAAAGCTTCAAGATGAAGGAACAGACTTGGCTGATGTTCTACACTTTATGGATGTTAGACAGGTTGCTGCTTTCGGAACTATGCTTAAGGGTTCTGATGATATTCAAGAGTTGAGACAGGCCTTGTTAGAGGCAACAGGAGAGGGGGAAAGAATGTCTGATATGGTGGGAGACACGCTACAAGGAGCTTTTCTAAAACTTAAATCTGCAACACAGGGGGTTTCTATATTCTTAATGAAAACTTTTGGAAAAAGTTTACAGGGTACTATAGAGCGTATGGCTGAATGGCTAAACAACTTAGTTAAAACAGAAGGTAAAATAGTAAAGCTATGGAATCAAATTAAAATAGGTGTAAAGCTTTTGGCTTCTTATGTTATTGGAGCAAAACTCACAGTAATGTGGAATAATTTTATGGCTTCTAGCTTTATGGCTGCAGCCCAAGGAGCTACAGCAACATCAACAGCAGTAGGAATTCTTAGAGGTGCATTAGCCTTGCTAAAAACAGCTATAATATCTACAGGTATAGGTATGCTTGTTATCCTTCTTGGAGAGTGGGTAGGAGGAATGATGGCTGTTAATGATGAAATGAAAGGGCTTCTTGATGTTGAAGGTCAGGTTAATAGTAAAATGGTAGAAAGTCAAACTGAGATAAAAAAGGTGGAGCTTTCCCTAAAATCTTTAGTGAGCACTAGAGAGATGTATAATAAACTGCTTGACAAAGAGGGTAAACTGCTAAATGATAATAAAGTTTCCCAACAAGAATATGCTAGGCTTAAAAAGAAAGAAAAGCAGGAGATAAAAACATTGAATAGTTTTTATGACAAATACAACAAAGAACAAATTAAGGTAAACGACTCTACAAAAGACATCATAAAAAATACAAAAGAATTAACACAGGTAATGAAAGACCACGCTTTAGCAGGTGTGTATAGAGAATTGGAGGCTCAAATATTAAAATCCCAAGTTAGCTCAAATTTAGTGTATAAAGAGTTTATGAATCAAATGGATAGTTTAGGCAGAAAAAGCACTAAAGTGTTGGGTGTAGCTATGAATGATATTGGGCAATACATAAATAGAAATGTGCACGGAGCTGAGAAGGCTATAGAGAGAATGAATAATGCAGGCATCTTAGAGAAATTGCTAGAGCAGCATAATATTACAAAAACACAATTCAAAGAGGTTATATCTATTAGATTCGGTTGGGATAATGAATTTAACGATGGATTAAAAGGAGGTGTTGATGGATATTATGAGAAAAAAGTGGCAGACTTAAGGACGGAGATTCAATCAATGACAGGCACAGCTTTTGATGACCTGTTTGATGAATTAGATTTAGTAGAGGATAAAACAAGCGGTATGCAAGATGCTGCTTGGGGAGTTAATGAAAAAATAGCAAAAAGAGTAGAAACCTTAAATCTAAAGAAAATAGATAACGAGGAGGAATACCAAAGACAGTTATTACAGGCTCAAATTAATGGGGTAAACGATTATCTTGCTCAAGAAAACAATAAAGAAGAAGGTATTACTGCTGCAAAAATCAAGCTAAATAAGCTTGAAAGAAAGCAAAGGATATTAAACAACAAAGAGAATCTGCAAGACTTAAAGAATGTTGCGATTGAGGAAATTATTATAGAAAAGCAAAAACTAAAAGACAAAGAAATAACTCAACACGAATTTAAGAAAAATGTAGCTAATATTCAAAAAACCTTATTAGAAGGGGAATACAAGTTGTTAGATGAAACTCAAAAAGTAGGTAAAGAGGGATTAGCTATTAAGCAAAAATTAGCAGACTTAGAGTTGCAAATGCAAAAAGATGATATAGCAGAGTCAGAAAGACTATTGAAACAGGAGTACGACAATGATGTTTTGGCGTTAGAAAAGTATGCTGCAGATACTTTAATGAGTCAGGCAAACCTTGACAATTTGCTTCTTCAGCTTGAGCTTGAGTTTTTGACAAAAAAGAGAGACCTTCACGCAGGAAATGCTTTAGAGTTGATTGATATTCAAAACAGCATATTAAATAATAGTATTCAGTCCAATAAAACTCAAATGCAAATGATAGATGAGCAGGTTTCTGCTTTAGGAGGGGTTGGAAGTGCTCTAACAAGTTTAGCAGGAGACAACGAAAAGCTTAATGCTATCAAAGAGGCAGGGAATAAAATAAATATGGTCGCAAATACCATACAAGCGTTGATGACTTTACAAACAAACCTGCAAACTATAGCGGAAGGTAAGCTAGCTTTAGCTAACATATTTACAACAAAAACAGAAATAGCAAAAGGAGCGGCAAAACAATCAAGCCTAATGTTTCCTTTGAATCTTATAGCTGTTGTAGCGACTCTAGCTTTGATAGGAAAAGTTATGGGTGTTTTTGAGAAAGGAGGAATAATTGAGGAAGGAAAAAAGTTTAAGAAGGGAGGGTTTTTACAAGAATTTGCAGATGGTGGAATGGTACAAGGAAAATCACACGCACAAGGCGGAGAAAAGTTTGCTGTTGGTGGTAGAGTAGTTGAATTAGAAGGAGGAGAGGCTGTTATAAATAAAAGAAGCACAGCTATGTATAGAAACCAGTTGTCTGAAATAAACCAAGCAGGAGGGGGTGTTAAGTTTGCAGATGGAGGGTTGTTGAATAATCCTTCTTTTGCTCAACAACAGTTTTCGTCAGGTATAGGAGCACAAGGCGGAGCTCAAAAGGTTTATGTGGTAGAAAGTGAAATAACACAAAGTCAAAAAACTGTAAATGTTTTAGAGGCAAATGCAACAATATAATGAAAGAGGAATATAAAATATATTTAACTTATTTTATTCTTGTAATTATTATATTGCTAATTGGTATAAATAAAAATTAACAAATGTTTGTTAGTAAAAAAGTTAAAGAGGATAGAATAAATACCTGTAAAAAATGCGAGTTTTACAGAAACTTCTTAATGTTAAAAAAACCTAAGTGGACTAAAGGAGCAAGGTGTGGTAAATGTTCTTGCTTTTTAGATGCTAAAGCAACTCTTACAAAAGAGTTTTTTGGCGAGTGCCCTTTAGATAAATGGTCAGAATAATAACTAAACAATAATAATATGGACTATGAATCAATACTAAAAAACTATACTGAAGAAAAAAAAGATAATGTAGTTAATCTTGCAAAGGTTAATGACTCTAAAATGAGACTGTACAACGAGTACGACAGGTCTGCGTTAGATTTCTTTTTCGTTCTTTGGCATCAACACTTCCCAAATGTAAAGCAATCTAAGCAATGTGAGGGGTGTAGAAAAGCAGTTGTAAAGTTTTTTCACAACTTGGCTGATTATATTTCTAGTGAAAGATTAAAAGCTGCTGAAGCTGCTAAAACTCCTGAACCTGTTAAAGTAGTAGAAAAAAAAGCTAAAAAAGTCAATAAGTCTAAAAAACACAGAACAGTAACAGGAGCATTGTCTCCTACAGGAATTCAAAAATAATATGGCAAGACAAAATAAGGCTGATGTAGTTTATGAATACATAAAAGTAGCAGAGGAGGAGATTTCAAAAAGATGGCACGAACCAACTGTTCAAGATATTTTAAGACATTTAACAGAAAGAGGTATAGTAGACCCTAAAAGATTAAGAAATTATATGATAATATATGATTTTGACACAATGTTGAAGTTTAATGATGGTAGCAGAACCCATACTTTTATGGATTTATCTATTAAATACGACATATCCGAAAGGCAAGCTCAAAGTGTTGTTTACAAGGAGAGGGTTAAAGAAAGAGCTGACTTCAATATTACCTATTAAAGTTTTTTCCAAAAACTGCGTGAGATTCTCATAAGTTAAAAATATTTTTGCACTTATGAATAAAAATTGGTACAACATAAAGTGCTTAAAAGACTCTCCTATAGCAGATGTTTACATATTTGACGAAATAGGAGCTTTTGGCGTAAACGCTCAAAATTTTATTGACGAAATCAAAGAGTTCAAAAACACTCCAATAAACTTACATATTAATTGTGTAGGTGGGGATGTGTTTGATGGAATGGCTATCTATAATGTTCTAAAGAAAAGAACTGCAGAAACTACAGTTTATATTGAAGGTATAGCTGCGAGTATGGGTAGCGTTATTGCTTTGGCTGCTGATAAGGTGGTTATGGCAGAAAATTCTCTATTTATGATTCACAACGCTTGGGGTGGAGCAATGGGGGAAGCTAAAGAGATAAGAAAAACAGCCAATCTTTTAGAAAAGATTAGTAATGAGATTGCTGACATTTATATCAAAAAAACAAATCTACCTTATGATAAGGTAAAAGAAATGATGGATGAAGAAACTTGGTTGAACGCTAACGAAGCGTTTGAATTAGGCTTTATAGATTCTATCTCAGACGCTATTAAGGTAGCGGCTAAATATGATGTTTCCAAGTTTAAGAACATAACAAACGAGGAACTCAAAAGCAAATTAAATATTAATCTAAAAAGTAAAAAGATGACTGATGAATTAAAGTCTTGGTTCAATGGTAAAATTGAGGACATTATTGCTAGAGTTAAAAGTGATGAGTCTAACAATGGAACTGATGAGCCAAAAGCGGAAGTTGTAATTACTATGGCTGATGAGTCTGAAATTGTAAATAAATTATCAGATTTTGAAGCAGAAGTAGCTACACTTAATGGGTCTATTAGCGATTTGGAAGGAGAAAAAGAAACTCTTACTGAAGAAGTTGAAAGGCTAAATGCTTTATTAAGTAAAGCAGATGCAAAGGGAACTGAAATCTCTACAGACAGTGACCCTGCAGTAGTAGAAAAAACAGAAGTAGAGAAAAAAGAAGATGCCTTTTGGAATGGTATAGTAAGTAAAATAAATTTAACAAGTAATTAAAAAATAAGAAATTATGGCAAATGTAGCATTAGACGGAATTGGAGCAGGGTATATAGGTACTTATGCATCTAAGATTTTATTGGAGCCAATGTTTCACTCAGATGATATTATGAGAAATTATACTATTTATCCAAATGTGAAAATGAGGCAAAACATAACTATGGCGCCTTCATTGAGCGGCATAACAGCAGTACATTCAGGCTGTGGCACAACTAACACTTGTGACCCTGCAGGATTTACTGTAACACAGAAATACATTGAAGTAGAAAATGTTTCTGTAAAACAAACACAATGTTGGGAGGAGTTCAAAGACCAAGTAATTGTAGAGTCTTACAAAAATGGCGTTAATATGCCTGACTTAACAGGAACTCAACTAGCAGAGGTTATCATTAACAGAGTAAGAAACGGTATCGCTTCTGATATGGTTAGAAATATGTGGGCAGGAGAAGCTACTATTTCAGCAGGTTCGCCTGATTGCTCTTATCAATCAATGGGAGATGGTCTTTGGGTAACAATGGCAGGAAACACTGCTTTCCAAGGAGGAACAAGTGCAAACTTAACTCCTGTAACAGGAAACTTAACTTTAGCGGCAGCAACAGCTTCTTACGCAACAGTAGGTGGGGTTATTAGCACAGCAGATGTTCAGTTATTATTAGACAATGTGTTTAATACTGCACCATCAGCATTACAACAAGTGCCTGCATCAGAAAAAAGAATGTTTGTTACACCAAATGTTTATAACGCTTGGTACAGTACATTAACAGCAGTAGCGGTAGCAGGAGCTGTTGATTATGGACACTCTGAGGCTCAAACAGGAAAAGGTAGATTATACTATAGAGGTATTGAGGTTGTTCCTATGTATGAGTGGGATGTAGCTTTAGCTTTAGCAGGAACAGGAGCAGGAATTGATTTATCTGCATTGTTTACTCAAGCAGGAGCTCCAACAACTACTCAAACTACTAATGGAGTTATCTACACAACTAAGTCAAACTTATTTATTGGTACTGATGTGTCAAGACCTGAAAATGAGCTTAAAATGTTCTATGATGAAGTTAGTGAGAATATGTATGTGAGAGCAGGATTTACTATGGGCTTCCAATATGGATGGAACTCTTTAGTAAATGGAGCAACTCTAATAGGATAATTAATAACTTAAAAAATAGAATAAAATGGCAATAGATACAGGACTTTTAGTAGATTGTGGCGACTTAAACGCAGTAGGAGGAATTAGACAAATATTACTTACAGACTTAAGTAATATAGCTACGGTTGCTCCTACATCATTACCTGCGAACCATACAGTAACAAGTATGACAACAACAGCAGATTGGGCTCGTTTTGAGTTCAAAAACGAAACTGCTAGTTTAGCTATAAACGGAACTAAAGAAGGTGGAAGCACAGCTTATGAGTGCGTTTTATCTTTTTACCTTCCAGATATTGACGCAGGCAGATGGGAACAGCTGAGTAAGATTCAGCCTGAGTGCCCTGTTGCATTAATTGAGATGAACTCAGGGGTAATGCTTTTAGCAGGCTTCTCTTTTACATACGAGAACTTGTCAGCGAGTGCTACTCCTTGGGCTAGAAATCAAACTTATGCAAACCTTACCACTATAGAAGGAGGTACAGGTGCGGCGTACGCAGATGACAACGGTGTTACTGTTACATTAACTGCAAGACAGTTTGAATTACCTCTTGAGTATTCAGGAGCAATTACTGTTCAAGCAGGAGATTTAACAGCTCAAACTTCGTAATATTTTTAGATAGAGCAGGGGGTTATGAACACCCCTTGCTAATATCTTTTATATGTGTAATTGTAATGATAAAAATAATGTTGTAGATTTACAGCATATTAAAATTTATACAACTATGGCAGAATATAAAGCAAAAATGGAAAGTGGAGCAACTTTTTTTGACGGAAAGAGAATTCGTTGGGAGAGTGCTACGCAAGAGGAATTGGCTTGGGTTTATGAGGAGGCTAATAATGGCTCTTACTATGTAGAAAAAATTAATAAAAAGTTATCTAATGAAGAAAGCGACACCAAGAGCACCAAAAAAAGCAGCAGTAAAAAGAAAGACTCAAAAGAAGAATAATACTTTTGAATTTGGTGTGTTTGACTTGTCAGTTCCACCAAGTATTAGGGAGGCTAAAAATGTAAAAGACTTACCTAACGAGTGGGTTCCTTTTGGAGACGACAACCTTTTTCCTCAGTATTTAGCAGAACTAAAAAGAAAATCGTCTACACATAGAAGTGTGTTGGCTCAAAAAACTGTATTCACAAGTGGTGCAAAATTTGTTTGTGATAATGACGATTTAAGAAGGTTTATAGAGGATATAAATGCAGACCACGAATCCTTAAGAGATGTTTTCAAAAAACTAGCTGATGATTATTATACTTTTGGAAACGCATATATGGAGTGCGTTTTGTATGACGGAGGTGTAAACATATATCATTTAGATGCTACAACGGTTAGAATGTCAAAATCTAAAAAAGAGGTTTATATTAATTCTGATTGGTGTAAGTATTGGAATCAAGACAAAAAAATAAAGAGAATTCCTATCTACCCTAGAGTTTCTCACAATAAATTTGTAATTCATTTTAAGGATTACGAGCCTACCTTTAATTTTTACGGACTACCTGATTATGTGGCTGCACTTGAGCATATATGTGTTGATTATGAGATTGGAAAATGGAATCACACTAAATTCTTAAATGGGTTTCAGCCTTCAGCTATTGTAGAAATAAATGGGGATATGGGAGAGCAAGAGGCTCAGAAAATGGTTAGAGAGGCTCAAAAGAAATTTGTAGGGGAAGGAAACAATGGAAAGATATTATTTATAGTAAAGAATGGGGACACATCTCCTGCCAATGTTCAGGTAATTAAAGATGACCAAGAGGGAAGTTGGCTAGATTTACAAAAAATAACTGACCAAAATATTATAACTGCTAATAGGTGGCAGCCTTCACTTTCAGGTATTGTAAGTTCAGGTAAAATGAACAATACAGGAAGTGAGATTAGAATTGCTTATGACTTAGTTATGACAACAGTAATTAGAGACACATCTGAAATGTTGTTGAATGGTATAAGAACAGTTCTTTATAACGAAATGGGTTTTGACCCTAAAGACTTAAAAATACATTATGAGCCGCCTATCTCTTATGCGAATGATGTAGATATTAGAGAAGTATTAACTATAAACGAGCAGAGGTTACTGATAGATGAGGACTTGCCTATGCTAGAGGATGGAGATATGTTTGTTGCAGATAGAGAGATTATAGTTACAGAAAGAGATGATGATGGAGATGGACAAGTAGAGGAAAGAAAAGAAATAACAGTAGAACAGTAATATGGCAAACAATAGACAATATATTCCTTTAATGACAGGAGCAGAAGTAATAGCTAAAACTTTTACTAACGCTAACACAGACCCTTATTTGGTTTCTGACAGTACTATTATATTGTCAGAATTAGCTCATATTGTTCCAATTTTAGGAGAGAAGTTTTATGGAGAGTTAAAACTTCAACACAATAACGGTACTCTAACAGTTAATAATCAAGAGCTTATGGATGATTATTTAGAGGAGGCTTTAGCGTGGTTTGTAAGATTTGAAGTAATAAATGATGTCCAGAGCAATACAACCTCTAGTGGGATTGTTCATAATTTAGATGAGTTTGCAAGAACGATAGATGATAGTGATTTTAACGCTTTTAAGCAAGACACATATAGAAAGGCTGAAATATTTGCTAAAGATATGGAGGACTTCTTAAATGGTAGTGACCAAAGTGGAATGTTCCCTACTTATGAGGCAAACAAGCCTTCGTCTATGAGTGATACTTATAAAAATCACGGAATGATATTTTATGACAGTATTTATGATGGGTATGAAGGCGTTGAGGCTTGTGGGGGTTGTGGTGCTTATACTACTGTAAACGGATGTAATTGTAATTGTAATAACTGTTAAAAATGGCTGCAAACGAACATAGAAATTTATTAGACGCTAACAGGCACAATCCTAAAGGGTTTGAAAGTGCAGAAAACAATACGGTTTTAAGCAAAAAAAGCGGAGTTACTTATGATGATAAACTCGGTATGCTTTCTTGGGATTATCCTCTACAAACTTTTATATTAAGACTAGACGAAGTTACTGCAGGTGCAGGAAAAGACTACCTTCGGTTTCCTTACAAGTTTAGGCTTACTGCTGTTAGGGCTAGTGTTTACACTTCAAGTGGAGCTGTTCTTACGGTAGATATTTTAGAGGAAGGGGTTTCTATTCTTTCTACTCTTTTAACAATAGACGCAGGAGAAAAAACATCAACCACCGCAGCTACGCCTGTTGTAATAAGTGATTATGAAATAGCTGATGACGCTGAGGTTAGAATTGATATATCCGCAATAGAGGAGGCTCCTGAAAAGTTAAGAGTTTATTTGATAGGATATAGGATGAATTAAAACATAAAAAACAAAATGAAAATGAAAGATACGACAGAGGTTTTGATTGCAAATGGAGGAGTGATAGGGTTAAGTTTGAGTGAGTGTAATGATGTTTTGCTTTTTATATCTACAACTCTGGCTATCATATTCACTATCTATAAGTTTTACAAATTAAAAAATAACAAATAAAATGGCAACAACAATAAAAGAAACAAGTTTAGCGGTTAGTATTAGTGAGACCATTACTATAAATGGGGTGCAATATGGAAATAACATAACCAAAAGTTTTGAGGGTAATGGAAAAGTAGACCAAAGGGTTATGGAAATTACTAGCACTAGACAAGATACGGTGTTTCAATACGGAGCAGCACTACCTGACACAGCAGGAGAAGGTGTAAAAACTGAATTTACTTATTTTAGAATAACAAACACAGATGATACGATTGGTGTAACGGTTCAGTATAAGCTTACTGCGGCTACCGAATCATTTTTTGTTTATATTCCTGCAGGGTGTTCTCATTTTTTAATGAGCAATGATGCTGATGTGACTTGCTCAGGAGAAGCAGGAGCTACGCTTCAAGATGTTGCTACGGTGCTTGCTACTTGTGACGCTCCTGAAGGAGAAGGAAGTAATATCCCTTACATTGAGTATGTGGCTGTGTTTAAGGGAGGTGTAGGAGAAGGAGAATAAGAGTGGCTAGACTAACTTTTATATTCCGTGAGAAAAAGCATAAAAAACGCAAAGGGGTGCATTCTAAAAACGCTTCAAAAGGTCAAAATGGCTATAAGAAAAAATACAAAGGACAAGGTAGATAGTGCTAACCTGCTGTTAATCAGGGACACATTTACTGATAAATCAGTAACAGGTAAACTTTATTGCAATGGAGAATTTATTGCACATACACTAGAATTACCGTGGCGAGATAATGAAAA